ATAATGAGTTGGAAAAAATTTTTTAGTGAAGTGCCAGTACAAGGCGCAACAGACGGAACATATTCAGCAATGGGCGGAGCGGCTTCAGGCAAACCAGGTCCAGCAAAAACAAACTATTCATCATATCTTCCAGATGTGTACAGCGGTGCACCAAACAGGATAGAAAGATATGGACAATACAATGTAATGGATATGGACAGTGAGGTAAATGCCGCACTAGACATACTTGCAGAATTTTGCACACAAAACAATTCACAAAACGACACTCCATTCAAGTTTGGATACAAACAAAAAGCAACAAACACTGAAGTACAGATATTAGAACAGTATCTTCACCAATGGTGCAAGTTGAACGATTTCAACAAACGTATCTTTAAAGTTATGCGTAACGTGTTCAAGTTTGGTGATGCTTTCTTTATTAGGGATCCTGAAACTAAAAAACTGTTTCATGTTGATCCAGCAAAAGTTTCTAAAATTATAGTCAACGAAAGCACAGGAAAAACTCCTGAACAATATGTTATTAGAGATATCAACTTTAATTTTAAGAGTTTAGTAGCAACAACTCCTTATCAAACAACAGGTAACGTGACTGGCGGTGGTTCAGGATACTTGACTGGTGGAGTAAGAGGTATGGTTGGTGCAAATTATCAAGATTCACCGGGCACAAGATTCGCAACAGGACAAAGAGAAATAGCAGTAAACGCCGAACACGTGTTCCATTTAAGTTTAAGTGAAGGTCTTGACATGAACTTTCCTTTCGGAAACAGTTTATTAGAGAGTGTGTTCAAGGTTTACAAACAAAAAGAACTATTAGAAGATGCAATTATAATTTATAGAGTACAAAGAGCACCTGAAAGACGTGTGTTTTACATAGACGTAGGTAATATGCCATCGCACTTGGCAATGCAATTTGTAGAAAGAGTTAAAACAGAGATACACCAAAGACGTATTCCGTCAAGCACAGGTGGAGGAACAAACGTAATTGATTCAAGTTACAATCCTTTATCAATCAATGAGGATTATTTCTTCCCGCAAACAGCAGAAGGAAGAGGATCTAAAGTAGAAACATTACCAGGTGGTACTAACTTAGGTGAGATAGATGACCTTAAGTACTTTACAAACAAACTATTAAGAGGTTTGCGTATACCTAGTTCATACTTGCCGACAGGAGCAGACGATGGACAAAGCCAATACAACGATGGAAGAGTAGGAACTGCTTACATACAAGAATTAAGATTTAACAAATACTGTGAAAGATTACAAAATCTAGTATCCAACGAATTTAATCAAGAGTTTAAACAGTATTTGATAGAAAAAGGTGTAAACATTGACGTTGCAATGTTTGATATTAAGTTCCAACCACCAATGAACTTTGCATCTTACAGACAAGCAGAAGTAGACAACAACAGAATTAGCACATACACACAGATTGCAACGGTTCCTTATGTTAGCAAACGTTATGCACTACAAAGATTCTTAGGACTTACTCCAGAAGAGATGGCTGAAAACGAAAAACTATGGAGAGAAGAGAACGACGAGAACATCAAAGCGAAGCCTACAACATCAGCAACTGAATTAAGAAGTGCTGGAATCAGCACAGCAGGTATAGATGCTGACTTGGATGCGGCTGAGCCAGAAGCACCAGCAACAGAACCAGGCACAGATGCACCAGAGACACCACCGGGTGGAACAGGAGGCGGTACACCACCAACTCCAGCGCCAGGAACATAAATATTAACATGATATTACGTGAACTATTTTACTTCGATAAAATTTCTACGCAACCAGGCGAACAAAAACAGTACGACCCAAGCGAAGATCAGTCAATCATGAAGATGGATGACACACGTAAAACAAGATTAAGTCTTAAACAGATCAACAAAGCACGTAAAGCCGGTGAATTCCACAAAGACGAACAAGAAAAAGAACTTGTTTTTGTGAGACAAATGTACGGCGCATCCAACCAACCAGAGGTATAATAAATGTCCGTTGCTTTTGTATTGGGCAATGGTCTCAGTCGCAAGCCTATACCTTTCGATCCACTTAAAAAAATAGGCAAAGTGTATGCCTGCAACGCCGTTTACAGATCACACACACCAGATTACCTTGTGGCAGTAGATGCCAAGATGGTAAACGAGATCTGCCAAGCAGGTGCACAACTGAGAATGCCCGTTTGGACCAATCCTAATAGAGCATACAAGAAATTCAAGAAGTTAAACTACTTTGAACCAAGCCTTGGTTGGTCATCTGGACCAACAGCACTATGGTTGTGTTGTTCACATAACCATCAAATGGTGTATTTGCTTGGATTTGACTTCCTAGGCACGGATCAAGGCAAACTAAACAACATCTATGGTGACACAGACAACTACAAAAAGAACTCAGATGTTGCCACATATCATGGCAATTGGAACAGGCAAACAGCAATCATACTACAGAAGAACGGTCTCAAGAAGTTTTGCAGGGTGATACCAGATGCAGGTCACACATTTCCAGCAGAAGACCTTAAAAAATACACAAATTACAGCGAAATGACTGTATCACAGTTCAAACATCAGTACCACCTGTAATTTTGACGTCAAAAGGGACCTATTGGCCCTTTATCGGCCCGTTTTATTAATAAAAGTGTAAATAATAACAGACAGTCTTATCATATAAACGTTAATAGGAGAAAAACAATGTCAGACAAAAGTAAATTCGAGCAAATGCTTGAAAAACTAGTTGCCGACGACAAAGCGGCGGCTGAAGAGATTTTCCACAATATCGTTGTTGAAAAATCGAGATCAATATATGAAGGTCTTTTAGAAGATGATATCAAAGATATCGAAGTAGAAGAAACTTCAAAAGAAGAGTCTAAAGAAAAATCAGCAGAAACTACAGAAGCGTCTAAAGAAGACAAAAAAGAAGACGAAAAAGTAGAAGAAAAAACTGAAGAAACTAAAGACAAAGAAACTACAGAAGCATCAAAAGACGACGCTAAAGAAGATGAAGCGGTTGAAGAAGCATCAAAAGACGAAGAAGCAAAAGAAGAAGAGTCAAAAGATGAAGACGCAACTGATGAATCATTAGCAGACGTTCAAGATTCAGAAGCACCAGCAGTAGAAACACCAGTAGTACCAGCAGAAATGGGCGGAGACGCAACTGATGATATGATGGGTGACATCGAAGCAGACAAAGGTGAAGAAGACAAGGAAGGCGACGCTGACCATGACCACGAAGACATGGAAGACAGAGTTGTTGACTTGGAAGATGCAATTGACGACCTTAAGGCAGAATTTGAAAAAATGATGTCAGACAAAGGTGACGACGCTGAAGACAATGGCGACGACAATGGCGACGAAGACAAAGAAGACGAAGCGATTGTAAGTCAAGACGCAGAGGGAGAAACAGAAGTTGCTCCCGAACTTGCTCCTGAAGTAGTAGCACAGGCAGTAGAATCGAAAGAATCTACTCCAAAATCAGCAACAGAAGAAATAAGAGAGTACGTAAACAAAGTTGACGCAAAACATTCAGATGGTAGCGACAACACTGCGTCTCCAGTTGCTAAATCAGGCGGAACTGATCCAAAAGCATCTGCAAAAGGTTTAGTCCAAGGTGGTGAGGAAAAAGGTAGACCTGCACCAAAGGCTAAAGAGCATGATGCTGGAAACATCAACAAACCTGGTAACAAAAGTGCGGCTCCAAAGGCGGCAAAGGCTAATACAGCAGACGGAACAGATGGTTCATCTAAGAAATCTGCAATTGGCAGTTAATAGTTGAGTTTAGGAAAACGGATGTTACAACTACGTGAGACACTGACTTTCGACCAAGCGGGTATAGTCGTTGAGTCCAAGGATGAAAACAACGGTAAAAGCCTTTATATGAAAGGCATATGCATTCAAGGTGGCGTGAAGAACGCTAACCAGAGAGTGTACCCTGTTAACGAAATCCAAAGGGCTGTCAGTACGCTCAACGATCAAATCAAGGGCGGATACTCAGTTCTCGGAGAAGTTGATCATCCAGAAGGCTTAAACATCAATTTGGATCGTGTATCACACATGGTTAATGAAATGTGGATGGACGGACCTAACGGTTACGGAAAATTAAAAGTATTACCTACACCGATGGGGGCTCTAGTTAAAACAATGCTGGAAAGCGGAGTTAAATTAGGGGTCTCATCGCGTGGTAGTGGTAATGTATCAGAAGACGGAGCCGGAAAAGTATCAGATTTTGAAATTATTACCGTTGACATAGTTGCACAACCATCGGCGCCGGGAGCATATCCTAAGCCAATCTACGAGCACCTAATGAATACAAACGGCGGTTATAAAGCATTTAACTCAGCAAGGGACAAACAGGCACAAGAATACTTAAAAGAAAAACTAGTAAACATAATTGGAAAACTCCAATCTAAGTAGAGGAGAAAAATAAAATGTTAGAAGCACTGAAATCACTTTTTGAAACGAACGCAATTTCGGAAGAGATCAGAGCGGAAATAGAATCAGCGTGGAACAAGAAAGTTGAAGAAAACAAACTATCTGTTACTGCCGAATTGAGAGGTGAATTTGCGGAGAAGTATGAACACGACAAAGCAAATTTAACTGATGCTGTTGACAAAATGGTATCGGAGAGAATCGAAGCAGAAATGGCAGAATTCGCGGAAGACAAGAAAGCATTGGCAGAAGAAAAAGTCAAGTATGCTACTCAGATCCGTGAGCATTCAGATAAGTTAAAATCGTTTGTTTTTGAACAACTGAAAAGTGAAATTGCTGAACTACACAATGACCAAAAAGTTATGGCTGAAAACTTCAGCAAACTTGAGGACTTTGTGGTTGAGGCTCTATCAAAAGAAATTAGTGAGTTCCATCAAGACAAACAAGACGTTGCCGAAACAAAGGTACGTCTAATCCGTGAAGCAAAGGCACATTTTGAAAAAGTAAGAAACAACTTCATATCAAAAGGCGCTGAAAAAGTATCAGAAATAGTAGGCAAAACTCTTAACAAAGAGATTAGTTCACTAAAAGATGATATTGATGCGGCACGTAAAAATGACTTTGGTCGCAGAATGTTCGAAACTTACAGTCAAGAATACACAAACAGTTTCTTGAATAGTAAGAGCGAAACTTCAAAACTTCTAAAAGTTGTCGATACAGCGAAACAACAATTAGAAACTGCGAAAGAGACTGCCAATGAGAAAGATAAGATCATCGAGTCAAAAGTTAAAGAAATAGAAGATCTTAAGAACACGGCAGAGAGAGATTCAGTTGTCAATGAGTTAATTCAACCATTGAATGCTGAACAAAAAGATATAATGACAAATCTTCTGGAGGGTGTACAGACCGGACAACTAAGAAAACAGTTCGAAAAGTATGTACCGGCTGTAATTAACGGTAGGTCTCCAGCGAAAAAACAGGCTTTAAAAGAAGGCACAGAAGTAACAGGCGACAAACAAATAGTAAACGCAGGTCAATTCAACAGCAAACTTGTTGATATTAAAAGACTTGCAGGTATATAAGGAGAAACGACAAATGTCAGAACTAACAGAAACTCGCTGGCAGGATACAAAGAGTGCGTTATTAGAAGGCTTAACTGGAAACAGAAAAGCAGTCATGGAGTCGACTTTAGAGAATACTAAAAAGTATTTGGCTGAGGCGGCGACAGCAGGTGCCACATCTGCAGGTAACGTAGCAACTTTGAACAGAGTGATCCTACCGGTGAT